CCGGTTGGCCTCGCTCAGGTTGGCCCTGCTGCAAACAGCGGCTTCAACGGCGTCGCGCATTGCTAGGCCTGTGGCCATGCGCTCTTCGGTGGTTTCGTGCTCAAACAAGACAGCGTCTGTCAGGCGGTGCTTGATCGTGATCTTCACGTTTTCTCCTTGTTGTGGGCGGTGGAGTACCGCGCTGCACTCCACAAGGTCAACCCGTGGCCCTGTGGAGTGCGCCCCTTGCTATCGGGGCGCTGTTGTGCTGGTTGTTAAAGAGCGTTCGCGTTGCTGCGATGGGTTGGACTGTATATCAAGTGATATGACAGTGCAAGCGTTTTTGGAAAAAATTTTTATATCAATTGCTATAAGTTTTGGCTAACAAGTGTGAGCTTTTTGCTATCTCCGTGTTATGCTTTTGGCTCCAACACACTGGAGAGAACATGAACGCCTTACGGCACTGGATGAAGATAGCCAACGGCAAAGAGCAGGAAGCTCTTGCCAAGACGCTCAACCCCCCGACGTCGGTGGCGATGCTGCGCCACTACGCGAACGGGTTCCGCTCGATGTCCGTGGCTCGCGCCATCGACGTGGAGCGCGCCACCAAGATCCTGGCCCGCGAGAGTCGGGGTCGCCTGCCGGTTGTTGACCGGATTGACATGGTCAAAGAGTGTCGCAATTGCGACCACGCTTTGAAGTGTCTCGGTCGTGGCGCTGTCGAGGCGGCGTCGTGGCCCATCACTGAAGAGCCGGTGCGATGAAAGTAACCCTCACCGATCACACCCAAGAGCCGCAGGTGCGGATTGGCCGTGCTGCTGCGATCTGCTACGACAGCGACGTGTCTGATGAGGCCTCGACCCGTCGGGCGATTCACTGCTCGGGCAGTGGTCACCTTGCCACCATGCGGTTCGCCTACGCCACGTTCCACATTGAAGGCGTCTCTCGGATCTGTTCACACCAGATCGTCCGGGTTGCCCATGCTGGCATCCTCCAGCGCAGCCAGCGATACGTGCGCGAGACAGGCATCCGCTTCGTCCAGCCGCACAGCCTGGCGGACGCGCCTGACGAGCTGAAACTGCGCTGGGCGCGGCTGGAGGCGGAGTCGCGTGACCTTTACTGCGACTTGCTGGAAGCAGGCATGAAGAAGGAGGATGCCCGGTACGCATTGCTGGCCTCTGCTGAGACGGAGCTGCACATGACGGGGAACTTTCAGTTCTGGCGCGATTTTTTGGGCAACCGCACGTCGAAGCATGCTCAGTGGGAGGTGCGCGAGGTGGCCGTGAGCATCCGCGATCAGTTGCGGCGCATCGCGCCTGATCTATTCTGAAATCTTTGAAGGAGAAGAGAAGTGAAAACTGTGATCGATAACGACGCGCTGTACCGTGCGTTCTGTGCCGCCTGGGACGCAGAGGATCCTATGTCTCGTGGAACTCGCGAGGGTTTTATGTCTGGTTTTTACAGCGCGTGTTTGACGTACTTACCAGGTGAGCCTGTGGCGGTGGCCAAGTACGACAAGTGCGGCGGCAACGCCGGTGTGCGGTGGTGTGCTGTACCAGTGGCTGACGCGCCGATGCTTGAAGACGGCGAACCGCTGTACCGGTTGTCGGACTTGCTGACCTTCACCAAGAGGCCTTTGGGTTTGCCTCAAATAGAGGAGGCTGTTCTTGCTGCTAAGAGCAGAGGGGGTTTGTCTGACTTGTGGGTATCTGTCAGGCAGACGGAGTTTGCTCGTGCCATTGAACACGCGCATGGTATTGGCTTACCGCCCAAAAAGAGCAGAGGCGGTGTGGCATGAGCGCAAAGAAAAACACACCGATGCGGCGCAGTTGCCTTGTGGCGCTTACTGCCAACCCGATCCATCGAGCGATTGAGAACGCGGCCAAGCTGCCTGAGAAGCGCGCGGATGGTGTCATGTCGCGCCTCAGCCTGTCTGTGGTGGAGCTGCACACTGACAAGGGCGTGCGCGGGCAGGTGATGGCGTGGAAAGCCCTGGGGGATAGCGCCAACATCGCTGAGCAGCTGTCGCTGCTACGGATCTGCTCTGACACTGAGTCAAGGGTGGTCTTTGCTGCGTGGCAGGAGGCTTTGGCGTCGGTGTGGTCGCGGATCCACGCCAAGACGTTCACCGGCCTTGAGCCGGGTGAGATCGAGGCGTTGCACGCAGGCTTGGAGCGGTATGAGATCCAGCTGCGCACGTGCTCGCGGCGGGAGTACGAGCGGGCGGTGAGCCGGGTTGTCGAGTTGGTGCGGCAGGCCATGACAGGCAACGCTGGTGAGGGAGTGATCCCCATCGGTTACCTTGGTGACGTGGTGCGCGACGCTGAGACCGTTCTGAGAAAGAAAGCTGGCTGACTACCATGGCAGCCTATTACAACGAGATAGACCCTCACGCGGCTGCATGGCTGCGTGAGCTTATCGCCGGTGGTTTTATTGCCGATGGAGAAGTTGATGAACGAAGCGTCTTGGATGTCTTCCCCTCCGACCTCAAGGGTTTCACCCAGCACCATTTCTTCGCAGGCATCGGAGGGTGGTCTCTCGCCTTGCGCCTCGCTGGGTGGCCTGACGACCGTCCGGTGTGGACGGGGGATCATGCCCTTGCCAACCTTTCAGCTCGGCAGGCAAAGGAGCGGGGTTTGATGACGAGCGGCACCTATGGCCCGCCTTCCACTGGCTCGTCAATTGGCTGCGCCCTCCAGTCGTCTTTGGAGAGCAAGTTGCGAGCCCTGACGGCCTCAAGTGGCTCGATCTTGTACGTTCTGACCTGGAGGGCTCGGGTTACGCCTTCGGGGCTGCCGATTTGTGCGCTGCGGGCTTCGGCGCGCCGCACATCCGCCAGCGACTCTACTGGTGTGGCGCTGCCTCCGGTAGGGTGGACAACGCCCACCTCGCGGGACTGGAAGGACTCCGGGGCGGACATCAAGCCTCGGGTGTCAGCGACGGGTACGCAGTCGCTCAGGTTGGACCAACTGCCGAGGCAGGTGAATCTTTGTGGTCCGCTGCTGACTGGTTACCTTGCCGAGACGGGAAGTCGCGGCCAGTTGAACCCGGCACATTCCCGCTGGCTCATGGGCTACCCTCGCGGGTGGTGCGACTGCGCGGTTATGGCAACGCTATCGTCCCCCAAGTCGCGGCGGGCTTCATCAAAGCCGTGATGGCTTGAGAACACAACGAAGGAAAGAAATGGAAGAGAGCAGGTTGTGGGGTGCGACTCCCCAAGAGTGGTCGTTGCTGACCGGCGCTGGGCTGACATCAGACTTGTTGCCGGTGGTGAGCCAGCACGGGCTGGCGTTGTCGCCGTCGTCGAAGTTGCGCGACATGGGCAAGGTGCCGTCGTTGGTCACTGCCAGTGGCGTGGTGGGCTTCCCTGGTTGGACGCGGCACGTCGCCAGTGCTGCTGAGGTGGCACGGTGGAGCGCCGACAGCCGCCTCGGCGTGTGCCTCCAGGCGCGTCGCGTGCGGGCCATCGACGTTGACGTGGCTGACGGCGCGGTGAGCGCCGCCGTGCGGGACTTGGTGGAGCTGCTCGGTGGGCGCATGCCTTGCCGGTGGCGCGCCAACAGTGGCAAGTTGCTGCTGGCCTTCTACATGCCGGGCGACTTCAGCAAGCGCGTGATCCGCATGGTGGACGGGGCGGGGATCATCGAGTTCCTCGCCGGGGGGAACCAGTTCATCGCCGGAGGTACCCACCCCAGCGGCGTGCGGTATGAATGGGATGGCCTTGATGTCCTGTCGGTGCTGGGCAGCTTCCCGGTGCTCGACGCAGAGTCGTTCGAGGGCCTGTGGCAGGGCCTCGCGGACACGTACAGCGGCGGCGTGTGGGTGGGCCGTGGTGGCAAGGGCAGCGCGTCAGCTGGGCTGGCCAAGCCGCGTCGTGCAGCTGACGCTGAGGGTGACGAGGTGGCGGAGTGGTTGGAGGCGCAGGGCCTTGTGCTCGACCGTGGTGAGGGTCGGCTTGATGTGGTGTGCCCTTGGGCCGCCGAGCACAGCGACGGGGGTGAGGGTGGTGCACCGTCGGCGTCGTCGTGGTTCTTGGCGGGGGTGGGCGGCTTTGCCGCTGGTCACTACCGGTGCCTGCACGCTCACTGCGCTCAGCGCACCGATGAAGCGTTCAAGGAGGCCGTCGGCTTCACTGCGTCGCAGTTCGAAACTCTGCCGGGTGGTGGAGGCGTGGCGACGGGGCGTGGCGGCGCTGGGCGGCGCAGTGGCGGGATGGTGGGCAGTGCTGTCGTGGTCGCCGGTGCTGGCGAGGGTGTGGAAGACGAGGACTGGCCGGTGCTCGACCGTGACACGGCTGGGCGCATCGAGCCCACCGCATCGAACGTAGGCAAGGCGCTGGCCTGTCAGGGCATGGTGGGTCATCGCCTGGCATGGGATGACTTCGGGGGCAAGCGCGTGATCGCCAGCGTTGGGGAGACGACGTGGCGCGAGTTCAAGGACAGTGACTACTTCCGCCTGCGGGTGGAGCTGGAGCGCCGGGGGTTCAAGTCGGCACCCACAGAGCTGGTGCGCGAGGGTGTGCGCTTTGTGGCTGAGTCGAAGTCGTTCGACTCCGCGATGGGGTGGGCCGAGTCGCTGGTGTGGGATGGCACCCCTCGTGTTGAGCGGTTCATGGCGGACGTGCTCTTGGCTGAAGACACCGACTACACCCGGGCGGTGAGCCTGTACCTGTGGACCGCCTTGGCCGGTCGGTGCATGTCACCGGGGTGTCAGGCCGACATGGTGCCCGTGTTCGTTGGGCGCCAAGGCCTGGGCAAGACGGCCATTGTCGCGGCGTTGGCCCCCACCCCTGAGGCCTTTGTCGAGATCGACCTGAGCCACCGTGACGAGGACGCCTTGGCGCGGACGTTGCGGGGCAAGCTGGTGGGGGAGATCGCAGAGCTTAAGGGGTTGCAGTCGAAGGATGCTGAGGCGATCAAGGCTTGGGTCACCCGTCGCGTCGAAGAGATACGGCCACTGTACGCAGAGTTTCACGTCAAGTATCCCCGTCGCTTCGTGGCCATAGGCACGTCGAACCGCGATGACTTCCTGAGCGATGACGAGGAGCGCCGTTGGTTGCCGGTGCGCGTCGGTGTGACGGGTGGGGACGGTCAGGTCGGTGGTCAGGTTGACATCCCCGCGTTCGAGCGGTGGCGAGACCAATACTGGGCCGAAGGGCTGGCGCTGTGGCGCAAGGGTGGCATCCAGTGGGCCGGGGCGCAGAACCTCGCGCTGGCCGAGCATGCTGCGTTCAAGAGCCGTGACGACTGGGAGATGACGGTGGCGGCTTGGTTCGCCGGTGAGGATGAGTTCGTGGACGTGGGTATCCCTCGCGGGGAGGGTGAGGCTAGGGTGATCGGTGCGCCGAAACGCCGTGCGACCATCCAAGAGATCCTCGTTGGGGCACTGAAATTCAAGCCGAAGGAGATCACGAAAACAGACTCAAACCGGGTTGGAAGGGTGGTTCGATCGCTCGGTTTGGTGGGGCGCAAGTCTAGAAAAGATGGGTCACAAGTTACAACTTGGGGAGCAGACACTTAAAAGTTGTGCCCCACGACTTGGACGTTTTTAGGCCGATTCGCTGAGTCGGCCTTTTTTTACGCCAATTCGTTTTCGGCTGTTTTTGCCGGAATTGTCCGTCTTGGCGGATTTCGGCGTTTTTTGGCCGGAATCGCCGTGGTCAGGCGGGGTTCCGTGCTCCTCATGCTCCTCATGTTCCTCAAGTATCATCTATTTCCTACTCTCTCCCTTATTTTTTGTTCTCTTCTTTTCTCTTTTCTCTTCTCTTCTAATTCTGTACAGCAAGAGAGAGAAAAGATGAGGAACATGAGCACCACTGGTTTTTGGGCCTTCGCCGGGCGCCCCTCGACGGGTAGCAAGGTCGCACCTCGACGGCACGGCGGATAGGGTCGGCGGTTCGCACCTTGGCGGTGTCCGTGGCAGTCGGGACTTCGGGGGTAAGGGCGAGCCGTCGGCGGTTCAGCCTCTTGCGCTCACGTGGCTTGTCGGGGGTAAGGCCTGGGCACCCCTCGCGGGTCTGCGACGTCCTCCGCAGAGGCGACAGCGCAACACCCACGGCGGACAACGGCTCTATGCGAGCGGGAACGCAAAAGGCCCGCACGATGGCGGGCCTTGGGGCGCTTTGTGGGCTTTGCATGTAGGGTGATGAGGGTCTGAGGCTGAAAAGCCAGCCAAGGGCCGATTAGGTGCCCTGCCGGGCCTTTATCAACTCTCTGTATGTTCGCCACTTGGCGCGCTGCGCAACGCGTAGAAGGGTATCTAGGGTGTCCTGCACTGCGTCAACCCTGCGACCTCCACGGCTGAATGTTCGGTGACGGTATGGCGCACGTCGTCAGGCGTGACGGTCCAGAACGGGAAATCTTCAGCAAGACACGCGCCGATGACGCGCAGCAAGGCGCGAGCCTCTCCGCGTTCTCCTGCGTTCGCCGTCGGGAGGGCCTTGAAGGCCTGAAGGGCACGCTTTTGCAGTTTCAACGCCTCAACGGGCACGGTGTAGGCCGGTTTTTGGGTGTCCATCTTGTAAATCCTCTAGGTCTTACCTGTCCGGCTTGGCGTCGCCAGACGAGGGCAGAACAACGAACCCCCCGAAAATCAGGGGGTTATTTTTCGAGAAACCGCAGCATGGGGGCGTGCTGCGGGTGGGTGCATCACTCGCTATCGCGTGTAAAGTCGATTAGTCGCGCCTTCGGGGTGCCTGCTGGGGCAGTAAAAGACCCGGTGAAGATGTAGGCGTTGTCCTGACCACCGCGTTCGTACAGATCAAAAGCCACGCGGGGGCGACCGTTTAGAATCACTTTGCGCACGTTGCTGATGCGGTAGAGCGGGGCGGGTAGTGCAGCCCGCACCATGTCGGCCACCGTACCGCCGTGCATGTCCTGAATCGATAAACAGGCGTCGTTGTCCCCTTTGCCCATCAGATACAGCGCCACCTCAGCGCGGGCACGGGTGCGCCATAGCACGGCCTGCTGATAGTCTCGGGCTTGGTGTTCGATGCGGGGACCGCTCAGGATCTCGACATGGTACGGGGACGAGACAACCCACGCACCACGATGGCCGTAAAGGGCCACGTGATTGCGGGACTCACGCACGGCGGCGGCGGTGAAAGACAGATTTTTAGACATGATTTTTCCTTGGGGGTTAGAGGGTGGCGTTATTGGCCACTTTTTTGGAGATGATCCGCTGACGGTGCAGCGAACCAACGAAGAACGAGAAGGCCTGGGCCTTGGCGCACTTGTCATAGTGCGGGCCTGCGTACTCGTTGCGCCAGTATTTGCGAAACGCTGCGCGCACCCACACGACATCTCGGCGGGCACCCCCCGAAGGGAGTCTGTCGGTGATGGGGGTCTTTTTGGGCTTGGGTGTGACCGTGCCACTCTTGCGGCAGTGCCACCGACTTAAAGCCTCGGTGTCGTCCAGCGGGTAGCCCAGACGCTCGGCGATGATGCGCACGGCTTCGGCGTGGCTCTCCGCGTGGAGCGAGTACGTGCGCTGAAGTGGGCGCAGCAAAGCCACGGCGGGCGGCGGGGTGACGGTGAAGCGGTCCATCATAGAAGCCCTCGCTCGGCGAACGATGTGACCGTGCGACCCACAACGAGGTGATCCAAAACGCTGACGTCGATCAAGGTCAGCGTTTTCTGTAGCTGCTGGGTCAACATCTCGTCAGCGCGTGACGGCTCGGCGCTGCCTGACGGGTGGTTATGGGTCAGGATCACCGCTGCCGCGTTGTGTCGCAGGGCGGCCTTCACAACCTCGCGGGGGTAAACGCTGGTCTGTGTAAGCGTGCCCCTGAACATTTCCTCGAACGCAATTAACCGGTGTTGTGCGTCAAGGAACAGCACACCGAAGACCTCGTGCTCCAGCCCGCTCAAGTGCAAGCGCACGTACTGACGCACGGCGCTGGGTGAGTCAAAGACCGTGAAGGCCTCCGGATCCCTGAACCGGGCTTCAAGGATCGCCAAGGCACGGGCGATAACCCTATCTTCTTTGATGCGATCGGGGGCTTTTTTGGGGGCGCTGTACGCGGCGCGTGTCTCTTCTTTCAGCATGATTCTCTCCGTGGGTTGGGGTTGGGGTTGGGGTTGGGGTTGGGGCTTATAGGGCGTGGCGCTGATCGGCTGCTGCCACGGCACGGACAAGAGCACGCACTACAGCCATGCGGTACTCAGTCGGCCAATATTGGCCGGGGGTGAAGTCGATGTACAGGGCGCCGTTGGCGGTGGCAAAACCAAGGCGGGAACCCTGTACAGCTTGCTCGACATCAGCATCAGTGACACCCGCATTCAGGGCGTCGTGTAGCAGATATCGGACCTTTATCAGATCGTTAGAGATGCGCCGACTATCGGCGCGGTAGGTCTTTATGTCCCCGTAGTCTCTGTAGTCGAGTTCGGGGGCTTGGGCCGCAAAGAGTCCAAGCAGAACCACCTTCTTAGAAAGAAGATAAGGGTCGATGTGGGAGGGGAAAATCTTACGTTGACGTTTGGTCAAGGTTTTCATGGTGTCTCTCCTTTGAGTGTGTCGGTCAGATCAAAGAGACACCACGCGCACGTAGACCCTGCCCCCGTTGCCATACCGCACGGTCTCTATCCGTGCGAATGCGTCCCCGCGCCGAGCGGTGATCACTTTTGACGGTGCATCCCCCTCCCAGGTGCAATCATCAGACTGCTCAGTACGGACAAATGCCCCACGACGGTCAAAGAAAGCCACCCTCACGGACACCTGGAACCCCCCCTTAATAATGAAGGGCTCTCCGTGGCTGCAATTACGCCGCTGCGCGTCGCAGCGCTCCTTGTTGCTTAGAGGCGCGCAGAGTGCGCGCTTACGGCGCGCAAAGAAAGCCGCTGTCTCTGCGGCGTTCCAAGCCGCGACGGCGGCGTCATTGGCCGCACGGGCGCGGTCGGCGAAGTTGGTCTTGCTCAGGTTGGTCTCGCTCATTTCAGTCTCTCCTTTGAGTGTGTCGGTCAGATCAAAAAGACAAGGGGCGAGCGTTTCCACCCCTTGGATTTTTTGACCCGGTGCGATCCGGGGCGTTTCTGCCCGTCGGCCTGAGTTGTTAAAGAACGTTTGCATTTCTGCGATGTCTCAACTGTATATCAATTGGTACGGAGCACGCAAGCAATGCGCGTAAATTTAATTGTAACCGTGGCGGAAATCGCGCTAAAAACCTTAACAAAAGTTAAACAAAACATTTATAAAAGGTTAACGTCTCTTTAACTTTTGGCCCCAGAATGCATGAATCTTGCATTTATGGGCTGTTTATGGCTGTTTTCGATCAATCTAGGGCCGCTGTACTGATTGATACACTTGCGGAGACCGGGCGGCTTCGGCTTGCGTGTATTGCTGCGGGTGTGTCGCTCAAGACTGCCAGCCACTGGCGGACATCACACAAACAGTTTGCGCAGGCGTGGGATGACGCGCTAAGGCTACGTGTGGACATCCTTGAGGATGAGTGCCTACGGCGCGCTGTCGAGGGTGTCGAGCGTCCGGTGTACCAACAGGGGCGGCTGGTGGGCACGGTGCGGGATTACTCGGATCAATTGCTGGCGCTGGCGCTGCGTGCGGCTGATCCAGCGCGCTACGGCTCACGGGTGGACATCACAAGCGGGGGCGAGCCTGTGCAATTGGACGAGGGCGCACGCGCGGCGCGCATCGTGCAGCTGTTGGAAGTGGCACATAAGCGGGCACTTATGCTCCCTGGTGACGCAGCAACGCGGCGAGATGTGGTCGATGTGCAAGCGGTCGATGTGGTGGTGGTTGACGACGCGTCCAGCATCGTCTAACCCTGTTTACTCACGATAACCCTTCATTATCGTGAGTAGCTTTTGGCGCGTTTCGAGGGGCGGCCAGCCCTCCGATTCCGCCCCATCGGCCTCACCCTACAGCCGGAGGGGTCTCTTCTCAAACGCCGACAGGGTGGGGGTGGGGGCCCCACAGCAGACCTCGCGCCCGGTGGGGGCCTACCGTCGGACAAAATTTTATTTTTTGATTTTTAGCTCAATACCAATTGCTACACGCCAACAGCGACATGCAAACCAATGACACCCCAAAACCTCGCAAGCGATACGCCTTCGAGACGGGCGACCGGCGACGCAAAACGCCGTGGACGAAGGAGCGGGCCTTCACCCGGACGAACACCACGGGGGTAAGACTCACTCTCTTCGAGGTCATCAGCCACACCATCACAACGAGCCCCAGCGGGCGATGTGCTGGGCAGGAACGGCACACCTTCGTCCTGCGCGACAAGTTGAACAACGACACTCTCGTCCAAGCCGTTGCACGCCACAATGCGCCGTGGTTGAAGAACCTCGACCCCTCACCCCTTTACATCTACGCCCGACTCAACCGGAACGACAAGCGTTACCTGCCGGTGATCGAGGCAGGAGAGAACGCACTGTGACCAACCCGAACAATCTATCCCCGGCTGACATCAAAAAGCTGGCGCAGTTCCTGAGCCCGGAGGAACGGGCGGAGTTGGAGCTGCTGGTCGTGCAGGACGTGAAGGAGACGATCTGGCGCCCACTCCCTGGACCGCAGACGATGGCGTTCAACTCAACCGCCGATGTGATCGGCTTCGGCGGTGCGGCGGGCGGAGGAAAGACAGACCTTGCGGTCGGCAAGACACTCACGTCGCACCATCGGGCGGCGATCTTCCGCCGTGAAGCCACGCAGCTGACCGGCATCATCGACCGCCTCACGGAGATCACCGGCAGTCGGGACGGCTACAACGGCGCAGACAAGATCTGGCGCAACGCTGGGCCGCGCGGTGTCCAGATCGAATTCGGCTCGGTCCCCAACGCTGGCGACGAAGCCAAGCACCAAGGGCGGCCCAAAGACTTGCTCGTGATCGACGAGGCGGCCAACTTCCTTGAAAGTCAGGTGCGCTTCCTCATGGGGTGGGTGCGATCGACACGCGAAGGGCAGCGCAGTCAAACCCTCATGACGTTCAATCCGCCAACCACGGCTGAAGGCCGGTGGGTCATTCCGTTTTTCGGCCCGTGGCTGGATCCGCAGCACCCGAAGTTCCCCCAACAGCCGGGAGCGATCTGTTACTGCGCCTCCATCGACGGCAAAGACGTGTGGGTTGACAGCCCTCGCCCCTTCGTCATGCACCCCGACGGCGAGAAGCGCGTCTACAAGTTCAACCCCGACGACTACCAGCTCCAGCAGATCATCACTCCGCTTGGGCGGACGTTCATTCCGTCGCGCATCAGCGACAACCCCTACCTTGCGGGCAGCGGGTACATGTCGGTGTTGCAGTCCCTGCCCGAGCCTCTGCGCAGTCAGATGTTGCTGGGCGACTTCTCGGCAGGCATGCAAGACGACGCCTTCCAAGTCATCCCGACGGCATGGGTTGACGCAGCTATGGCGCGGTGGGTTGACCACGCCGTCAAGCCGCCCATGGACAGTCTTGGTGTTGACATCGCGCGCGGCGGGCGCGACAGCACCATCCTCCAAGCGCGGCATGGCATGTGGTTCGACAAGCCCAAGGTCTACCCTGGCAAAGAGACACCGGACGGCCCGACGGTGGCGGGCCTTGTCATTGCGGCGCTCAGGGACCGATCACCCATCCACCTCGACGTGATCGGTGTTGGCGCGAGCCCCTACGACTTCCTGCGCGAGGCGAACCAAGACGTGATCGGCGTGAACGTGTCGGAGCGTGCTGTCGGGACGGACAAGTCGGGACGGCTCGGCTTCATGAACCAACGCTCGCAACTCTGGTGGAACATGCGCGAGGCGCTCGACCCAGCGGCCAACAACGGCATCGCCTTGCCACCTGACGCCAAGCTCAAGGCTGACCTGTGCGCGCCCTTGTGGCACATGAGCGGGGAGAAGATCCAAGTCGAAGGGCGCGAGGACATCGTGCGACGCATCGGCAGATCGCCTGACTACGCCTCCGCAGCGGTGTTGGCTCTCATGGACAGCCCGAAACGCGAAGTGTTTGGAAGAACGCAATCACCAAGACGTGGGGAGTACAATCCGCTGGAAAACGAGGGGTTAAACACCGCCATGTACGGCGGTAAACCCTATGACCACGACCCCTACAGCTTCGTTTAGCATGCGCAACGGCACCACTCTGGCCATTGAGTCCATCGCCGACAAGATCGAGACGGAGTTCTGGCCGCTGCTGGAGAAGCATCGCCTTGAACTGGCGACCGATCTGGAGCGCATGGTGCTGGCCCCTCGCGTTGACCAATACCGTGCCTTGGAGGAGGCGGGAGTGCTGTTCACCATCGTCGCAAGAGACAACGGCGCGCCCATCGGGTACTCGGTCAACTTCCTCGGCCAGCATCTCCACTACGGCGGCCTGCGCTACGCTCAAAACGACGTGCTCTACCTTAAGCCGGAGTACCGCACCGGCCAGATCGGACGGATGCTGATCGACGCGACAGAGTGCGAGGCCAAGAGCCTTGGCTGCTCGATGATCATCTGGCACGCCAAGCAGGCCACGGCGTTGGAGAAGATCCTCCCTCGGCTCGGCTACGGCGTGCAAGACATCATGTTTTCAAAGGCGCTCTGACCATGGGCTTCAGTCCGAAAGACCTCGGTCTTGGCGCAGCGGCGTCAAGCCTCTCTCACTCCATCCCGACAGCCGCCATGGGCATCCTGCCCGGCAGTGTTGCCAGCAACTTGACGGGTGGAGGCATGGTCAGCGCCAGCGGCCCCATGTCGGCCACAGAGCAGAACGCTGCTGCCGCTGCCGCTGCGGCCCAAGCACGGGCCTTACTGCCACCCCAAGCGGCCAAGGTGCCGACCTACGCCAGCTTCGCATCAGGCATGGCAGGGCAGGGTCAGGCGGGGGGCGGCAAGGGCAGCGCCAACACCTTCCTCACCGGCTCCAGCGGCATCGACCCCGGCCTACTGCGCCTGGGCAAGACAACCCTGCTTGGATCAAGTTAAATGACGCAGCAAAGCACCATCGACAAGAACGCCCTTCATAAACGGTGGGGTGCGCTCAAGAACGAGCGGGCTTCGTGGCTCTACCACTGGGCGGAGATCACGAACTACCTGACACCTCGCAACGGTCGGTACTTCCCCCAAGACCGCAACCGAGGCATGCGCCGTCACAACGCCATCTTCGACTCCACCGGCACCAAGGCGTTGAACACGCTGGCAGCTGGGATGATGGCGGGCATGACAAGCCCGGCCCGGCCATGGTTTCGCCTCACGTTGGCCGACCAAGACTTGATGCGCTACCAGCCTGTCAAGGTGTGGACGGACGAGGTGACGAAGACGGTCCTGCGCATCTTCCATAAGGGCAACACCTACCGCGCACTGCACGGCCTCTACAAAGAGCTGGGCGCCTTCGGCACGGCGGCCACCACACTGCTCGACGATCACACCGACGTGGTGCGGCACTACAGCCTCACGGCAGGTGAATTCTGCCTTGCGCAGAACTGGCGCGGCACGGTGTGCACCATGTACCGGGAGTTCCAAAAGACGGTTGGTGAGGTGGTCAAAGAGTTCGGGTTGGAAAACTGCTCTCAGACGGTGAAGGGCATGTACGGCAGTGGCAACCTCGACGCTTGGGTGACGGTCATCCACGCGGTGGAGCCTCGCGAGGACCGCGACACCACACGCATGGACGCCAAGAACATGCCGTTCAAGTCGGTGTACTTCGAACTTGGCGGTGACAAAGACACCGTCCTGCGCGAGTCCGGGTATCAACGTTTCCCTGTGCTTGCCCCCCGGTGGGATCTCCAAGGCGGCGACATCTACGGTAACTCCCCCGGCATGGAGGCGCTGGGCGACGTGAAGCAGTTGCAACAGCAACAGCTGCGCAAGGGGCAGGCCATCGACTACATGACCAAGCCACCGTTGCAGTTGCCGTCCGGCATGAAGAACCGGGAGATCGACGCGCTGCCGGGTGGCATCAGCTACCTCGACAACACGAACAGCTCCGGCACTCGCAACCTGTTCCAGGTGCAGTTGAACCTGCGCGAGTTGCTGGAGGACATCCAAGACGTTCGCGGTCGGGTCAACTCGTGCTTCTACTCCGACCTGTTCATGATGATCGCCAACTCTGCCAACAGTCGCATGACTGCGACCGAGGTGGCAGAACGGCAGGAAGAGAAGCTGCTCATGCTCGGCCCGGTGCTGGAGCGCCTCAGCGACGAACTGCTCAGCCCCTTGGTGGACACGGCCTTCTCTCGTGGGCTTGAGGCAGGGGTGTTTCCCCCTCCACCCCCCGAGCTGCACGGCAAAGAGATCTCCATCGAGTTCGTGTCGATGCTGGCGCAGGCCCAACGCGCCATCAACATCAACGCTACCGATCGGTTCGTGTCGAGCATCGGTGCGGTGGCGCAGTTCAAGCCTGACGTGCTGGACAAGTTCGACGCGGATCAGTGGGCCGACATCGCCAGCGACGTCCTCGGCGTTGATCCGAGCATGATCGTTGGGGGTGACAAGGTGGCCATCGTGCGCAAACAACGGGCGGACAGTGCTGCGCAAGCGCAACGCTCTGCGATAATGAACCAACAGGCTGACACAGCAGCAAAGCTGGCCAAGGTGCCGACACAGAGCGGGGCCAGCACGGCGGCGTCAGACATGATCAACCAGTTCTCCGGCTACGGGTCTCCGTCGCCAAGCCAAGTGTGAGGCGTCAAACATGCATTTCAAATTTCAGCAGACCTCGACGTCGGCGGGCGACCACGGCCAGACGCACATCAACTACGACGGTGTCCCCATCACACCGTCGGCCAACCCTCTGCCGGACGGTCGCTGCGACGCCATCGCCTTTGTGGCGACGACGCGAGGGGTTCAGTGCAACCTTGCACCCTTCACGGGACTCATCAACAACAGCGACGGCACTCAAGCAACTGTGACGGTAACATCGTCGGCCTTCGGCGGCTTCTACGGCAACAACCAATCTTCAGGTCCGGTGTGGATCATTCCCCTATCGGTGGATTATGTGACAGCGGCTACCGCAATCAATGGCACGCTGTACGCTCTGTACATCTCCAAAAAGTGAGCTAGGACATGTTCATCTTTTCTCCGAAGAACTACGGTGTCTGCAAGGCCATTGCTCACCAATACCGAGCGAATCCTGCCCCCACACCGGGCACGGTGGCAGCGGAGTACAACGTTACTGGCTACGGCAACCGCATGAGCGCCTTCACTGTGACGTCTGGAACCGGGACAGTGGTGGCATTCCTGCCTATCGCTGGTTTTGGCAGCCACATAGACGTGTCGGGTGCCACCGGAACGTTGACGCTGAGCTACACCGGCCTGTGCCCGGGTGACGCGTACCCCACCGGCATCGCGGCCTTGCTGGCGGGCAGCACCAACACGACGGCGTACCTACTCACACAAGGCTGAGCGACCATGACGCCCTTCTTCAAGACGACCTCTGACTTCACGCCGATGATCTCCTGCGCTGCCATCACGGCAGGCGCAGGTCAGATCGTGGCCCCCGGCCCTGACCCCCTCGCCCCAACGCGAGCGATCATGCTCACGGCGGCGGGCTCAGTCTCCTTCACCATGGCCGACAACACGACGGCGACGGTCACCTTCCCGGCGACAGCCACCGGCGTGCTGTTGTACCTGTCGGTGATCAAGATCACGGCTGGTACCGGCGTCATCGGGTTCTGGTGATGGCGACCGGGCCCTTCTACCCCAACGTGTACGGCCCGAATGGCGAGCCTGTTCCTGTGTCACAGGGGCCATTGGTGCGCAAGACTTTCGGCCAGAACGAGGGCCCGACCACACCCGACCCTAAACGCGCAGCGGCCCAGGTGCTGGCGCTGATCCCCAAGCTACCACCCCAGGCAGGACTACTCTGATGGCTCTCGTTTCGATGGACGTCGTTGACGACGACTCCGCTACCCCCAGCGATTACGATCCCTGCCCGCGCATCTACCTCAACTCCGCGCAAGTGGCTGCCCTTGGCATCACTACGCCCCCGCGAGCTGGGACGCAGTTCACCCTCACGGCTGTTGTTGAGGTTGCCTCTGTAACCGAGGTATCGGATGACGATGCGGATGACGGCAAGGGCCAGGACATCACCTTGACGCTCGACGTTGAGTACGCCGAGATCTCGCCATCGCCCAAAGGCAAAGCAGCGCAACTCTACGCGGACCAATAGCCTACGGCTATAACGCGGGGGTACAATCCGCCGCATGGACGCCTACGACCCCACTGAGGTAGACCAAAACGACACTGCACAGCAGGACGCGCAAAAGCGTGCCCGTGACGCTGTGCGTGTCGATGCCGACGACTTCAAGTGGATCGTGAGCAACAAACGCGGCCGGAGGTTCGCCTACCGGCTCTTAGATCGGTGCGGTGTTTTTCGTTCGTCCTTCACTGGCAACTCGACAACCTTCTTCAACGAAGGCCAACGTAACATCGGGTTGCATCTCTTGGGCATGCTGAACGAACACGCTCCCGAGGCGTACTCCCTAATGCTCAAAGAGCACAATGACCATGAGCGAAGCACCAACGAACGGCCAAGCACCCACTGACGCCGCTCCGGTCTCTCCAGCGCCAGCACCTCAGTCACCTCCACCGGCGGCTGACGCCACCCCGTCCCTCGCTCCTGCACCAACGCCTGCGGCTGAACAACCACCGGCTGCGGCACCCGCTGCGGAACAAGCCCCCTCCGAACCCTACGTTGTGTCTGCGCCCGATGGAGTAAATCTATCAAGCGACACGGTGGCCAAGTTCTCGACGCTCGCCAACGAGCTTAAGCTGCCGCAGGACTCAGCGCAGCGACTGCTCGGTGAGATGGCTGCGACATTGCAGACCCAACACACCGAGGCGTTGAAAACGTTCTACTCCACGCTCGGCGGCATGCCGGACACGTGGGAAGGACAGGTTCGGGCCGACAAAGAGATCGGCGGGGACAAGCTGACAGAGAACCTCGCTTTGGCGGCGCGTTTCAAGGATGCCTTTGGCACACCTGAACTCAAGACGCTGCTTGACCAGACAGGGCTCGGGAACCACCCGGCATTGGTGAAGGCATTCATCAAGGCTGGCAAGGCCATCAGCCCAGACACGTTCGTATCCGGTAACGGGTCAGGAGCGTCAAGCGCCAGATCGCTGGCCGACCGACTGTACTCAACCGGCACCAAGTAACTTCACCGTAAGGCATTTCAACCATGGCCGTTCTGTCCACCACCGCCCTGACTCTCGCTGACTGGGCCAAGCGAATTGATCCCGAAGGCAAGCCCGCCGTCGTGGCTGAGTTGTTGTCGCAAACCAACGAAGTGTTGGACGACATGTTGTTCCGCGAGGGCAACCTGCCCACCGGCGAGCGCGTCACCGTCCGCACCGGCTTGCCTATCGCCTACTGGCGTGCACTGAACACTGGCGTTCCGGCCAGCAAGTCGAGCACCGCGCAGGTTGATGAAGGCTGCGGCTTGCTCGAAGCCTACGCCCGTATCGACCCGGATCTGGCATCCCTGAATGGCAACACCGCAGCCTTCCGCGCTTCGGAAGACAGCGCGTTCTTGGAAGCCATGAACCAGACGCAAGCCGCCACCATCTTCTACGGCAACGTCGCCACCAACCCGGCCAGCTTCACCGGCCTGTCCACCCGCTACGGCTCCATTGCTGGTGCAGGCAACGCTCAGAACATTCTGGATGCTGGTGGCACGCTGACCAACAACACCTCCATCTGGTTGGTGGGTTGGGGTGAGCAGACCGTCTACGGTATCTTCCCGAAAGGCAGCCAAGCTGGCCTGAAGCACGTCGATGACGGCACGGTGACGGTGCCTGATGCCAACGGCAACATCCTCAAGGTGCTCCAGACGCAATACCAGTGGAAGAGCGGCCTGGTGGTCAAAGACTGGCGCTACGCCGTTCGGATCTGCAACATCAACACCGCCAACTTGGTGGCGCAGTCGGCTGCTGCTGACATCATCACCTTGATGTCGCGCGCCACTGACCGTATCGTGAACCGTGGGTTGTGCAAGCCTGTTTGGTACATGAACCGCACGGTGTACTCGATGCTCCGCGTCCAAGCCTTGCAAAAGTCGAACTACGCGCTGTCCATCGAGAAGGGCCTCGACCAGTTCGGTAACGCCACGTCGTGGCTGTCTTTCCAAGGCTACCCGATCCGTCGTGTTGATCAGCTGCTGAACACTGAGGCCCGCGTGGTCTAAGACTGGAAGCCGCCTGCGGGCGGCTCTCAACACAGCAAACACACCCACAAGGAATACCATGATCCTCGACAACAACCTGTTCCTCTCCGGCTCCATTGTCGGCGCTACCGTCACCGGCCAGACCGTGACTGCCACCGGCAACACGGTCTCCACCAACGTGGTTGACCTCGTTACCGCGCGTGACATTGGCAAGGGCGAAGCCATCGACGTGTTCGTCGGCGTCACCGTCGCGCCGGTGGGCGGCACCACGGTGCAGATTCAGCTGGTGCAGGCTGACGATGCAGCCATCACAACCAACGTGAACGTGCTCACCCAGACGGACGCCATCCCCATCGCCACCTTGACGCTGGGCAAGCAGATCCCGATCCGCGTTGGCCGTGTTGACCCGAACATCGCTCGCCGGTATCTGGCCCTGCGTTACGTTCTGGTTGGCGCGTTCTCCGCTGGCGCGTACATCGCTGGGATCACCAACGACGTGTCCGACACCTTCGTTGCGTTCCCGGTGGGCTCGAACGTCCTCTAAACTCAAACCTGAAGGAAAAACGCCATGGCGCGCTTCAAAGTTCTCGAAACCAGCTATATCGACGGTCGCCTTGTGCAGCCAGGCGAGACGATCAGCTACGACGGCCCTCACGGCCCGAACCTGCAACCCCTCGACCCGGTAAAGCCGGGTTTACCGAAGGGCGCGTTGGACCTGATCTCTCTCGCACGTCAGCGCGCAGCGTCACGCGGCGACTCGCCAGACAATGCGGGTGAAAGCGACATCGACTCGGTGATCGCTGACGGGTTCAAGACCTCTGACAAGATGGTCGAAGCCGCCAAGAAGGCGTTGGCCTCTCCCTCTGCCATCGCGTAAGCGGTAGCCTAGCGGAAGTGGCAAGCGGGGGCTTTTAGTCCCCGCTGTTGTTTGACGGGGGTGAAACGTGGCGTCTGAAGTCGATATTTGTAACACCGCTCTGGCGCACCTTGGCGACTCCGCCACGGTGATGAGCATCTCACCTCCTGACCCAAGTGCTCAGGCAGGCCACTGCGCGCGCTTCTACCCGATGGCGCGCAACGAGCTGCTTGAAATGTACTCGTGGGGTTTTGCCACGAAGCGCGTTGCACTGGCGCTCACTACCGACATGGTGTCGTCGTGGCAATACGTCTACGAGGCACCGGCTGACAGCGTGAGCCCCCAGGTTGTGCTGAGTGCAGGCGCGGGCGATGACTGGAGCACACCAATCATGCTGCCCAACACCCTCACCTACGCCACCACAGGGACGATGGGGGTCTACGCCCCTCAACCGTACCGCATGGGCCAAGGCTCGACAGGCGCAACGGTGATCTACACCAACACCCCGGATGCGGTGCTGATCTACACGGCTATCGTCTCTGATCCGTCGAGGTTCTCCCCCTTGTTCATCTCGACCCTTTCCTACTTCCTTGCGGCCAAGCTGGCAGGGCCGATCATCAAAGGTCAGGAAGGTCGGGCAGTGGCCGCGCAGATGCTCAAGCTTGGGCAAGACGTCTACTCGCGCGCAGTCGAGTCTGACGCCAACCAACAGCGCACGGACATCAAGCAAAGCGTGTCCTGGCAGGTGAACCGATAATGGCAACGGTTCGCACGCTCCAACGGTCTTTTGGCTCTGGCATCGTCTCGCCGGAGCTTTACGGGCGGATTGATCTCCAGCAATACCAGAACGGTGTCGCCACAGCCAACAACTTCGTCATCCTGCCCCACGGCCCAGCACGGATGCGCAACGGAACGGAGATGGTGCGCAGCACGTATCTCGGTGCAGCTGGCAAGAGCCGACTGATTCCGTTCGTGTTCAACCAAGACCAGTCCTTCGTCATCGAACTGTCGGCAGGGAACGCACGCTTGCACCGCAACGGCGGCACAGTCATGAACGGCACGCTTGGGGCGTGGAGCGCAGGAGCTTGGTACTCTCCGGGGGACATCGTTACCGACGGTGTGGCTTACGTCTGCATTGTGGCCAACACTGGACTCCAACCAAGCCTCAACGCCGTTGTGACGTCGGCAGGCAGCGGGAACCCGGAGCCTGCGGCCCCCTTCTACTGGCGCCCTTTGGTGTACACACCGAATGTGAATCCCCTGTTCGGCTACCACGTCATGGCTGGGTCTTTGGTGGAGCACGGCGGCGTGTCGTGGTATGCCAAGGTGGCGCAATACCCCATGCTCTCCGCACCGTCGGCAGGCCCTCTGTGGGCGGCGGTGGGTTCTGCAACGACCATCACCCCGTTTGCAGCGCCAGCGCCGTACACCATCGCGGTGCCCTACACGGGGGCTGAACTGTTCGATGTCCACTACACTCAAAGCGCGGATGTCGTGACCTTGGTGCACCCCATGCACCCGCCGTTGGAGATCTCTCGGCACGGGTCGCAACAGTGGGCGGTGGCAGACATCTTGTTCTCCCCGTTGGCACAGGCACCGCTCGGCGCCTACGCGGCCACGCCCACCGGCGCAGGCGCCAAGACGTACACCTACGTTGCGACAACGGCGCCAACGCCAGACTACGGCGATGGGCAGGAGTCCCTGCCTTCAGCACCCTTCTCGTGCACGAACGACCTCGCCATCGCTGGGCAGTTCAACACGTTGACCTGTGTTGCGCAGTGGTATACCAAGACGGTCAACCTGTACAAGCTCGATGTGGGGGGCATGTACGGCTACATTGGTCAGTTCGTCTACCAGCCGGGGTTTGACGCGGTGTCCTTTGTCGATGACAACATCACCCCCGACATCGCCAAGCAGCCGCCCAACCTTGACACCACGTTGTCGTCAGGGCCGAACTTCTACCCGGCTGCTGTCGGCTACTTCGAGCAGCGCCGCTGGTTCGGTGGGTGGAAGAACGGGCCGCAAAGCGTCATCGCCACCCGATCGGGCACGGAGTCGAGCGTGGTGTTCTCCACCCCAACACGGGCGGATGACAGGCTGTCGTTTCGTATGCACGCCCGCGAGGGATCCACGGTGCAACACATCGTGCCTGTGCAGCAAGTCATTCTCTTCACCGGCACGAACGAGTTCAAGGTGGCGTCTACTGACGGCGGGGCCATCACAGGTGCCACTCTGAGCGTTCGCCCGCAGGCCTACGTGGGTGCCAGCAACGTGCAGCCGCTGGTGCTGAACAGCGGCATCTTGTACGCTCAGTCTCGTGGTGGACGCCTCCGGTCGATGGAATACAACTGGCAGGCGCAGGGGTATCTCACCAACGAGGTGAACCCTGTAGCGCCGCACTTGTTCGACGGAGGTCAGCAGATCGCCGACATGGCATTTCAACGGGCACCCTACCCGATGGCGTGGCTGGTGAACACTTTGGGCCAGCTTGTCGGGTTGACGTACATGCCCGAGCAACAGGCCTACGCATGGCACACCCACACAACGACGGGCGGCATGTTCGAGTCGTGCTGCGTCGTTCCCGAGCAGGGGGAGGACTATCTCTACGTGGTTGTCCTGCGTACCGTCGGTGGTGTCGCCAAGCGGTTTATTGAGCGGTTCCGATCTCACCAGGCAGCGACCCTCGCCGACAATTTCTACGTGGACTGCGGCGGCACCTACACCGGCGCACCAGCGACAACCATCTCGGGGTTGGACTGGCTTGAGGGCGCTACGGTGAACATTCTGGCCGATGGCGCGACAGTGCCACCGCAGGTCGTCACGGGTGGAGCGATCACGCTTGCTCACGCCAGCTCAACGGTGCACGTGGGGCTGCCCATCACTGCCGACCTCCAGACTCTACCGTTCGCCTTTGCTGGGCAGGGCGACCTCGGGCAAGGGCGACCAAAGAACGTCAACCGCGTGTTTCTGAAAGTTGTCCAGTCGTCTGGCATCAAGGTCGGACCATCAGCGGATAAACTGGTGGCCTACGCCCAGCGGACAACGGAGCCCTACGGTTTTCCTCCCGGCCCTGTCACGGGCGAGGTCGAGGTTGTCCTCGACAACAGTTGGGGTATGTCTGGACAGGTGTTCATCCGGCAGACAGACCCCTTACCACTGACAATTACGTCGGCGACGGTAGAAGTCGCTGTTGGAGGGTAGACATGGGTTTCTCCGCATCTCTTGCCGCTGGTGCACTTTCCGCCAAGGGGGCGTACGACAGCGCCAGCGCGCAGAAAGACGCGCTCGGGTATCAAGCCTCCGTGGCCGACAAGAACGCGTGGCTCGCCGGTGAGCAGGCCACGCAGGCCGGTGTCGTCGGCGCGGCGGCAGAACAGACACAGCGCCTGAAGACTGCGGCTCTTGTTGGGAACCAACGCGCCCAGATGGCAGCCAACGGCATCGATATGGGCTCCGGTAGCGCGAACGACGTGCTCAGTTCGTCCGCCTACATGGGCGAGCGTGATGCGCTGACCATCCGCGACAACGCCTCGCGTCAACAGTGGGCGCACCGGGTGCAGCAACAGAACGAACTCAGCGCCGCAGCGCAATACCGCAAGGGTGCAGGCAACATCAACCCGAACACTGCGGCGCTGACATCCTTGCTCGGTAGCTCCGGGCAGGTTGCATCTACTTGGGCGGCAGGACCGGGTAAGGTCACGCCTCCGATGCCGTAAAAGAGAACCCCATGGCGACCATCCCGATCTACAACACTCCTCAAGCCGCACCGACTGAACTGCCCGGTGCGCAGTTCAGCGCAGGCCCTGCCATGCAGATGGCCTCACTTGTCGGTAAGCAGGAGCAGGACTTGGGGCAGGCTGGCATGAGTGCGGCCAGTCACATCCAACGAGTGATCGACGAGCACCGCGCCACGGTCAACGAGGCAGATCAAAAGACCCGCGTTGCGAACCTATCAGCGTCGTTGCAGGAGCTGCTTCGCGCTCCCGACACCGGCTACCTGAGCGCCCAAGGCGGCGATGCAGTCGAGCGGTTCAAACCGACACGCGAGCGCATCAACCAGATCGCGGACGCCTTCGGCCAAGACATCACCGACCCGGCGATGCAACAGCAATACAAGTTGCTGGCCCAACATCAAGTGCAGATCGCTACCGGCGTGGCGATGGAGCACGCCTCCGCCCAGACCAAGGCCTACGAACTCAGTGCATCGAAACTCCGACTCAAGGTCGAAGGCGACGGCGCGGTGCTGGCGTTCAACCCCATCGAGAACTCGGTGAACACCGAGTTCAAGTCGCGCATGGCCGCAGCCACGGCGGAACTTGCCGATCAGGCTCACCGCCACTTCGGGTATGCCGATGGCAGTCCTGAGCTTGCTGCCTACGTGGCCCAAGGCGTCGGCGCGATCAAGGCCGACCTGATTGATCACCTTGTGGCGTCCGATCAGGTGGGTGCGGCTGAACGTGTGCTGAAGTCGATGAAGGAGCAAGGTGAACTTGACCCAAAGGTCTCCGATCACCTGACGCAGCTCATCTCAGCAGGAAAGGTGAAGACCGATGGGTTGTCGCTGGCACTGAAGACGCGGGACGAGGCCAGCACGCTGGCCGAGCAGGAGAAGATTCTCGACCGTAAATACAAGGACGGAGAGCTGGGTCAAGGGCAGAAAGCCTATGAGGTCCACGCGATCGCCTTGGCTCACCTGCGTGCCGATGAGCACCAGCGTGTGGAGCAGCAGACCCAGGCGGACAACGCTACCCTCGGCAGGATGTTCAAGGCCAAGCTGGACAACCCCAACATGACCATCGGTCAGGTGCCTGCGTCCATCATGGCACGGGCTTCGCAAGACATCCACTACGCCAAGGCCCTTGAGGGGATCTTCGCCCAAGCCTCTGGGGCGGAGGCCATGTCGCCGGAGGCTCAGGTGGCGTACCTGAACGCCATGACCCACGTCGGCGACGGATCGGCCTTGGACATCTCGCTTCAGCCGGACACGGAGCGGTTCAAGCTCTACGCCGCGATCGGTCAAAAAGCGTACATGGACCATGTGCTGCCTCAGATCCGCCAAGCAGAGAAGAACGAAGGGCGTCCGGGTAACGACCCGAACGTTCTGCCCCTGAAGTTCGTCAAGCCTGCCATCGACCGGATGCTGGCTGAGACGGAGGACACCGGGCTGATGAAGTCGTCTGGCAAGGACGCTGATCTCCCGAGGCGTGCCGCAGTGACGCAGTTCGCTCACACCTCGTTGCTTTTTGCCCAGCAGCAGGCAGGGCACGTTTTCAGCGAGAGCGAGGTGGCCGACCACCTCAACAAGCTGGCGGCCTCGGATATTGAGATGCGTAGGCACATTATGGGTATCCCCCTTGGCACGACTCAGGGGAGAATGCTGGCAACGAAGTTCAACGACATCCCTGCGCCTGCCGTAGGCGGGATCACCAAGGCACTGCGCGAGCGCGGTGTCGTGAACCCCACGGAGTCGCAGGTGCTAACCGAGTATCTGGCAACCTATGACCGCATCCTACGCCCCGGAAAAAAGCCTAGCAAACCCGCTGGGACAACCCCAAACCCCTTCGGACCTTGATGAAGACGGATGGGCCGCAGCGTCGCGCCAGCGGCAGGAGTCCGAAGCGCGCCGGGAGTTGGGTGCGAGCCTGATCTCCGCTGCGGGGGTGAGCCCTGACAAGGCGGCGCAGTCGCAGTTCATGGCACGAATGACCACCATGCCGGTGAGCGCAGCGGAGGCCAACCCTGTTGACGCGCGCAGGCTGCTGCTCATGAGCCAAGCGGATGCGCTGGACGTGGTGCGCAAGAGCCCTGCCTTGGCGGCATTCCTGCGCGTGCAGGACAACGCCAACGTTGCGCACGACGACATTGCCACTCTGCACGACACGGAGCAGGCTGTCCGCGACATGGGCACGGCCACTCCGAAGGGCTACGACTTTGTTGGCGACCTCACCGGCGCGCCGATGGCGCTGGCGCAGGGCTTCGGCGGGTTCACCCACAAGCTTGGCCGTGCAGCGGGCTTCGTGGCGGCTGGCGCTGCCAAGCTCGGTGACACCCTCAGCAACGACCTAGAGCGTCTGGGACACGCCGTTGACCCTGCGCAGAACCCAAAGGCCGGTGGTGCATCCACAGCCTTGGAGGACTACGCGCTGGCGAAGTACGCCGCGCCCTTTGATGAACAGAAACAGGCCTTCGCGCTGCCTGAAGGCGCGGGACCGATCACGAAGTTCGCGCACGGCATTGGCGATCTGCTTGGTGCTTTGCCCTACATCGTCGCCAGTGGCGGCGCGGCGGGTGAGGCGGCAGGTGCCGCTGCCACCGACAGCACAGCGGCTTTCGTTCGTGGTGCTGTCGAGCACGGCGCCAAGGCCATGGCCATCCCTGCAACGTCCTCGATGGTCAGCACCATGGCGGATGTTGCGCAGAACACTCAAGGCACCGGCGGGGCTATCCGTGCTGGGGTGGCGCAGTGGCTCATCTCTGCGGCCCAAGGTGCAGCCCCTGTGTCGCTCCAAGGCACGCGGGCCGCCCGTGTGCTCAGCGGCGCGGCGGTTGGTGTTGCAACGGGCGAGGTCGGGCGCGAGGCGATGAACCTTGCCATGCCGTCGAGCATGCAGACCCCGTTCGATATGGTTGACCTCGCTGTCGGTGCAGCGACGGGCGGTCTGCTTGGCCTGACGATGGGCGGCAAAGTCGCTGAAGCCTCGGTGCGCGCGCCTATCGAACGCATTGCCAAGACGGTATCGGACGCAGGGCGTGCCTTCACGGCGGGAGAAGCCCTTGACCGTGCATCAGCAGCCGCAGCGGAGAGCAAGACGGCTGCACGGGCAGGTGACACGTTCAACCAGCTTGTCGCAGACATGACCGACGGTGCAGGGGCCGACGCGCTTTACCTGCCAGCCGAGAAGTTGGCCGAAGTCCTTGATGCCCAAGGGATTGATGCCGAAGAGTTGAACCGCATCCTGCCCTCTGTCGGCCACCAGCTGGCGGAACAGGTCACGCTCAAGGGTGATGTCCGCATCCCTGTGTCGGAGTGGCTTACGGGCGTGGCCAACGGTCCTCTCGACACCGCGCTGCGCGGGCATCTGAAGATCGACCCGGACGGCATCGCCTTTGGAGACGCAAAGAAGGCGGTCGAGGAAGAAGTCAAGGCCTTCGAGAAGGTGAAGCCCGAGGTCGAGCGCACGGTGACTGAGGCCAAGGCATGGGCGAAGGAGGAGCAGGCGGTCAAAGAGAAGATGTTCGACGCCTTCCACGCCACCGGCAAGTATTCGCGGGAGGTGAGCCACGCACAGGCCGATCTGTTCAAGCACCTCTACAGCACCTTCGCCCACCACGCAGGCATCACTCCCGAGCAGGCGCTGCGCGACTACCCCATCGACGTGCGGGCAAGCAAGTGGGCGGACGAGGCTTTGCAGGCCATGCAGGACCGGCTTGACCAACGCGCCTACCACGGCTCGGCCATCCGCGACATTGCCAAGTTCGAGGAAGCCTTCGCCGGGACGGGGGAAGGCAACGCCGCCTACGGTGCGGGGCACTACCTGACGGCAGAGAAAGACGCCGTTGCGGAGGTGTACCGCAAGATCTCGGTGAGCAACCTAGAGCGTCGCCTCAGCCGAGAAGGCAAAGAGTTTGTCGTATTCGCCAACGGCGGTAGTGTCAAGCTGGACGATCTTCGCGCCCGTGCCGTTCCTGACCAGGGGCAGGTTATCCAGTCGAAGAGCGCAGCAGTTGCCAATGCCATCCTCGACACCTTTGTGTACTCCCCCACCCCTTCCGCCTACGTGTCGCACGTTGTGCTTGACGTTCAAGACATCCTCAAGAACCCGGATACGTCCGAGATTGAGAAGAAACACGCCAAGGAGTGGCTTGCCACCTACGAGGCGGCAAGGGAGCGGTACTCCGGCGCGCCGCCCGCTGTCGAAAAACGACTGGAGAACGAACCGAACTGGAAGCGCAAACAGACCGTTGAGGAGTACCTGGCTGCGCGTCCAGGGTACTTGGCCAGCTATGAAAAGCGGGTATCCGACGCCAAGGCCGCTGAGGCGCAGGCAGCGGAAGAGCAGGCAAGGAAACAGGCGGAGGCGGAGGCGTCTCTGCGGGGTGACGCCTTAGAGAAGGGGTGGCCAACGTCTGCCAAGGCGATGCTGAAGGCACTTGACGCAGCAGGTCTAACCGACGCTGGGAGGGCCTTTGAGAAGGCGACAGACGGAGCCAAGATCAGCATTATTGACGCCATGCGGGCCAGCGCCAAAGGCGACAAAACGTCGCTTAGCGGCTGGGATGAGGCTTTTAAGGCTTGGGGGTCATCACCGAGTAACACCCATTCCCTAGAGGAGTACGCAAACCGGATCAGATACACAACCTCCCGGCTGGGTGTTCTATCCGCCATCGGCGCTCATGTTAGCATGACGACACGGTGGGCGGAGGAAGTCCTGGCAAGACGGCAGGCGGAGGTCAGGGAAGCCGTAGAGAATGAACCGCTTAAAGGTCAGGTGTATGCGACGGAACTGCCGGAAGACGAGCACCTGCTCCTGTGGGACAAATACGGAAGCGAGCAGTCGCGCTACGTCAAGGATGTGCTGAACACCGCCGTTCGCCTCATCCTTGGCGAGAATGTCGATATGGCACGGATGTCCGGCCAACAGATCTATCACGGTATTGCCAAGCATTTCGAGGAAGACGGTTACGACTACGCGATGTCCATGCGCAAAGCGTCCGATCTGCTTCATGAGGCCGGAATCGCGGGTCACACCTACGAAGGGGAGTTCGTCAAGACCAAGGGCAACGGGGCCAAGAACTTCGTGATCTACAAAGGCGAGAGCATCAAGGACATCACGACGCTCTACCAGAACGACGGCACCGACATCCCTCGTGCGCAGATCGAATTCCGAGGAGAGAACACCCCCATCATGCACCTGTTCGAGGGGTCGGATGCCTCGTCACCAGCCCATGAAGGGGCGCACGTTTTCCTTGAGATGTACATGGGTCTTGCGGCGTCACCCACTGCCCTGCCTGCGGTGAAGGAGATGGCTGACACCATCCTCAAGTGGACAGGTATCGAGAGCGTGGATGCTTGGCACGGCAAGACTTTGGCCGAGCGTGAGGACGCGCACGAGAAGGTCGCCAAGGGTTTCGAGGCGTACCTGTACAGTGGCAAGGCACCCACGCCTGAGCTTGCTTCGTTATTCGCTCAGTTCCGTGCGTTCCTGTTGCAGGCGTACAAGGCGACGATGGCGTACCTGAAGGGTGGCGAGGCAACAATCTCACCCGAGATCCGCAGCGTCTACGACCGCATGCTCGCCACGGATGAAGCCATCGCGCAAGCCCGACGTGCGCGGGGTATGTTCGCAGGGGTCGAGGAAAAGCCGGAGGGTATGTCGGATAGCGACTGGAAGGCCTACCAGACGGCCAGCCAGTCCGATGTTGACGCCGCCACCGCTGAACTACAGGCTAAGTCTCTGCGTGCCCAACGGTGGGCCAGCAACGCCAAGTCGGGAAAGCTTAAGGAACTTCAGGCTGAGGAGAAGGCAAAGCGCCGCGAGGTGCGTATCGAGGCACGCCGCAAGGTGATGCAAGAGCCGGTTTACATGGCGTGGTCCTTCCTGCGCGGAGCGATGTCGGGAGAAAACCAACTCAAGGCGGTCTCGACTGCCGTCGGGCGAGATCTCGACCCGACGCGCGACTCCCTGCTGGTGGCCATCGCAAAGCTCGGTGGGATCTCCCGTGAGGAGGCAGCGGTCAATCTTGGTGTCCACGAGGACAACATGACAATGAAGGGCGAAGTGTTCTCCGCCCCACCGTTCCGCAAAACAGGCGGCGTCACCGCTGAAGTCATGGCGGAGCGGCTTGCGGAGCACGGCTACCTACTTCCAGGAGAGAACGGCGTCGAGCTGACCGACCTCGAAGAGCGGATCAACGACGAGCTTGGTGGACACCGGCACTACTCCGTGCGCAAAGACTACCAGGAGCGTCGGGGCAGCGACGCACGGGACGTCAACGAGGTCACCGCTGGGCGGCTCGACTTGGCAGACCTTAAGAGTTTTAATCTATCTGATGCAGAGCTGAAGGCACTCCAAGCACGCGGCATGGTTGCCAAAGAAGGATGGTCGCCTGAGCTGATCGCCAGCCGGTTCGGCTTCGACTCTGCGGACACCATGCTGCACGAGTTGGCAGAGGGGTTGCCTCCCAAGGAAGCCGTGGATGCAGAAACCGACCGGCTCATGTTGGAGCGGTACTCCGATCTGGCAACGCCTGCGGCGGTAGAGCGCGCAGCGGACGCCGCCATCCACGGTGAGGCACGGGTGCGCTTCGTCGCTGCGGAGCTGGCTGCGCAAACCAAGGCCTTGGGCGGCAGTCGGGCGCTGGCCGCTGCGGCAAAGCAGATCGCCACCGAGACAGTAAGCTCCCTGCGCATCCGCGACCTGCGCCCAGACCGTTACGTCGCAGCGGCTACCCGAGCTGGAAAGGAAGCCGGTGAGGCATACCGCAAGGCGCGGACCCCAGAGACGGCGCAGAAAGCCGCGACCTCTGCGGAGTTGAATCGCCTGACGCGCAAACCACTCAGCGAAGACGAGGCCGACGCCAAGGCGCACATCGCAGGGGAGAAGGCCCAAGCAGAGGAGGCGGCACGCCTCGTGAAGGGCGGCATGGATGAAGGGGCAGCACAGGCTGCGTCTTACCCAGTGTACGAGAAGGTTGTCAAAGAAGAGTACGCCCGCCTGACCGCGCCCCCACTCATGGCCAAAGATGAGGCCATGCCACTTGCCGTGAAGGCTGGCACGAAGGCGCGTGAGCGCGCTCAGGCTGCGCTTGACGAGAAGGGCGGTAAGACACCCTTCGAGCGCAGCGTGGAAATGCGCCGTGCACAGCTGCTGAACACCGCGCTGGCAAAGCACTCGTCAGCCGCGCAGGCGGAGATGAAGGCAGCAGTGCAGCGCCTGCGCAAGATCAGCAAGGACGCGACGTCAGGCAAGTACGGTCACGCCGCAGGCGCTGCGCTGCGTGGTGTCCTGCACAAGTACGACCTCGCGGACATGTCCGGCGAGGCGGCAGACCGCATGACGAGCTTCGGGGCCTACGTGCGCAGCGCCATCGCGCTTGGTGCAGAGATCCCCGTCATGCCGGTGTTCAGCGGCGCGGCCAAGCGCAAGTTCCTCGCCAAGATCGCCGAACGTGACGTCGATGGTGAACTCATCTACAAGGCCGACGTTGATCAGTTGCAGGTGGCCGCCGACATCTTGGATGCCGAGCCGAGCATGCCGTACATCAACATGACGGTGGAAGAAATGCGCGGGCTTGTGTCTGTTGCGGAGCAACTTGCCAAAGCGGAGGATCGCTCCGACGTCATGTACACCACGGCGGGGAAGCTCGGTTACTCTGAGGTGGCCGACGCTATCGCCTCGGGGCTGATTGCGAACGCAGGCAAGGCAGCAGAGAACCACGCCACGGCTGCGGACGTCGTTGGCTCAGCCAAAGAGCAGGCGACAGACTTCCTCCACCGGGGTGTGAAGATGTCAACGCGGTTCCGCATCGCGGACAACGGTGTCAACGGGCCTTTGCACGATCACGTCTTGTTCCCCGCCAACAAGTGCGCCGATACCGAGACAGCCTACAAACACAACTTCGCCGTTGAGCTCCACCGCATGTTGAAAGACGTGCTTGCGGAGGTTCCTCTGGCCGACAAGCTGGGGCGCGGTATCAAGATCCCTGGCCTTGACGGCGTGCGGTTGAACTGGCAGCAACGTTTCGCCGTCTTGTTGAACATCGGCAACGAAGGCAACTACCAGCGGCTGCTTGGCGGCGGCATCGCTGGCACGGCCTACAAGACGCTCACCCCTGCCCAGATCAACGCCATCGTCGCTACCCTCCCCGCAAGCCACATCCGGCTGGCAGACAAGATCTTCGAGGTCGTTTCGCGTCTGCGCCCGGAGGTGGCGCGGCTTGAGCGCCAATTCAACGGGAAAGAGCCTGAGTGGACAGAGGCCCGCAGGATCACCGTGCGGTCATCCGACGGTGTTGACGTTGTGCTGGCCGGAGGACATTACCCCATCAAGTATGACCCCCGCGCTTCGGTGAAGGCGCAGGAGCACGCTGACCGTGATGCCAAGCGCCCGGTGAGCGACGTGACGAGCGTTGCGGCCACGACGCGCCAGACGTTCACCAAAGACCGGGCCGACGCAGTGAACGGGCGCCCGCTGCTGCTCACTCTTGGGGCGCTCTACAGTGGCCTCAACGAGGTCATCCACGACGTGAGCTGGCGCGAGTGGACACGCGACCAGAACAAGCTGCTCGGGAGCCATCACATTTCTGAGGCGATGCACCAGCATTACGACACCCAGTTCCGATCGGAGTGGCGCAGCTGGGTGGATGACATGGCCGGTGGTCAGACGAAGCAAGGCGACGCGCTGGACTACGCCGCCTCGGTGATCGCCAAAGGCGTGTCCTATGCCGGTCTCCTGTTCAACTTCACCAACGCGGTGCAGCAGTCCACCGGCCTCGGCATGGCCGCCTCTGTCATCGGGTCGAAGTGGCTCAAGGTCGGCGCGGACAAGTACCTCGCCGACGGCTATGGGGCGGTGAAGGAAATGCGCAAGCTATCGTCCTTCATGGCGCACCGTCCGATCACCATGTTCCGCGACCTGAATGCCGTGCGGAACAAGATCGAGGGCCAGTCAGGTGTCATGACATGGGTGCAACATGCCGGGTTCTTGCCCATGCTCAAGATGCAGGAGTTGGCGGTTGACACCCCGACGTGGTGGGGCGCCTACCACAAGGCCATCGATGAGGGCATGACCCTCTACGACGCCAAAGGGAACGCCGACATGTCTCGGGTCATCGCTGCGGCTGATCAGGCGGTGAAAGACAGCCAAGGTGGTGGAGAGAAGGTTGACCAAGCTGCATGGGAGCGCGACCAGTCGCGCATGGCCAAACTTGCCACAGCCTTCTACAGCTATGGGAGCACGCAATACAACGTGGTCTACGGCAACAGCAAGCTCCAGAAAACCACAGGCAAGCAACTCGCCCACTTCATGCTGGCCATCGCTGGGCCAGCTGCGGCAGGGTTGCTGCTCAAGAACGCGCTCACCCCCGGTGACTCTGGAAACTGGGACACCCCGGAGCACGCAGCCAAGAGTTGGTTCTTCGAGACGTTGCGCTCGCTGCTGGGCATGGTGCCCGTCGCGCGGGAATTGTCCGTCGGCATGCTCGCGCTGTTCGGCGAGGAGTCGCAAGGCTATCAGGGACCATCAGGCATGCGCCTGTTCGCGGACGCCGCCAAGCTCGGCAAGGAAGTGCACCAAGGCGTGTTCGACACGGCGTTCCGAAAGGCTGCGATCAACATGGCAGGTGACGTCTTGCCGGGTGTGCCGTCAGCGCAGGCAAACCGGAGTGTGTCTGGCGCGTCGGCACTACACGAAGGCAAGACAGGCAACCCGGCTGCAATACTCTTTGGCTATGAAGAACCCCATAAGTGAGGGGTTATCGGGGATAATTGGCACCAACTTGAAAGCGTAAGACTATGACGATCTCCTCCACCGTCCGAAAGGCTGGCCCATACTCTGGGACGGGTGTCGTCGTGCCTTACCCGTTCGCGTTCAAGGTGTTCACCTCGGCTGACGTGCTGGTGGTCAAGACGCCTGCGACGGTGGGGGCGGCGGATGTTGTCTTGGCACTGACGACAGACTACACTGTGACGTTGAATGCCGACCAGAATGTCAACCCTGGTGGCAGTGTCACGCTTGTCGTGGCGTTGGCAGCCGGTGAGAAGTTGACGGTCAACTCCAACGTTCAGGCCCTCCAACCGGCTGCGTTCACGATGGGTGGTGGTTTTTACCCGAGCGTCGTCGAAGATGCCTTGGACCGCATGGCCATCTTGGCTCAGCAGGCGGCCAACCCTGTCAGCGTCACAGGGAATACCGGAGGCGGGGCGGTGCCGTTGTCCACCGTGGCGGTTCTGCCGTCAAGCGTCACCGGAGTCAACGCCACGCTCCCGGTGCCTGTGGCGGGACAACTCTTGGCGTGGAACAGTACCGCTACCGGGCTTGTCGGTGCCCCACCGTCGTCTGGTGGCGGTGGAGTGACTCCGATCACGGGCACTTTCACTCCGACCGTGACCTACGCCAACCTCCCGCCTGCGGCGTACCTTGTGCAGCAAGGCTCTTACATCATCTACGGGCCTCTGGTGTTCTTCACCTTGGACATCGGATTCACCTGCCCTGCCACGCCCTTCACCGGGGGGCTGATTGTGTACGGCCTCCCTGTGTGGGGCACAAGCTCTTACGCAGTGTCAACGGTGTCCGTAGGAGGCAGCAGCGGAGTCGATCCGATCACGGGCAACCCAGGGTTTGATGCCGTCTCAAGCTCCTACGGCGGCGGGTCTGTCGTCATGCGCAACGCTCTGCACTTGGAGCTTGCTGGTGCAGCCAACAACAACATGTACCTGACGATCACCGGCACGGTGCCGTTGGTGTGACACCATGGCTGACGACAAGACGCCCCCCAACACCAAGCTGAGTCGTGGAGACTTGCACCAGCTTGTCTGGGGCCGTCTGGCGCAGGCGAGCGGGTCGCATGGCCGATCGGTCGCGGACTTCTCGCCGTCTGGCTTGGCGGAGTTCGTCGCTGAGACGGTGCAGGATGTTGTTGACCCCCAGCTGGTGCGCTCCGACCTTACGCCTTTGCGCGAGCAGGTCGAGAGACTTACCGCCATGGTCGAGGAGAACGGGCGCGAAAGCGCCAGGGCACGGGCACAAAGCGAGCACTTTGTGTCCTTGGTGCTCAAAGGCGAGCGACAGGTGAACGAGAACATCAACGCCTTGCGCTCGGATTACGCCATGCGGCAGAGTGGCATCGAAGGCCAGCTCGCGGAACTCACCAGCAAACTCTCAGGGGTTAAGGCAGTGGCTGACGACACCGAGGGTAGGTTGACGCGCTACCGCAACGCCGTGGGTAGCGTGGTGCTGGCAGCATTGGCCGGTCTGGCTTGGGTTGTGCAGCACTATTTCGATATCGTCATCGATGCGATACTCCGGGGCATTCCCCCGAAAGGATGAACACCATGAAAGAAACACTCTTGGCCTACTTCCGCATGCCGGGTACTTGGGCGGGCTTTGTCTCTGTGGCCGCAGGCCTTGTCTCGCTGAAATGGGGCGATGAAGCCGGTCAGGTGGCATCCGCCCTGCTGCTGCCCATCGGTGGTTTTCTGGTGGGCGTGCCACGATGATGGTGGTCTATCACGCCCTGAAGATGGCAGTGGTTATCGTGCTGGGCTACGTGATGGCCACGCCATCACACGCTCAAGCGACCAATGGGGCCGTGACCCAAGCCACGACCAAGACGACGATTTGCACCACCGGCTACACCGCCACGATTCGCCCGACGCTTGCCTACACCAATGGCATCAAGCGCCACATGATGCAAGCGGCTGGCGTGACCGACTCGCGGGCCTTTGTCGCGGATCACATCCTCCCTCTGGAGGTTGGTGGAGCGCCACGTGACCCACGGAATTTCATGCTGCAAAATCTTAAGGATGGCAAAGCCAAGGATGCGGTAGAAAACCGGGTTCACCGCGCCGTCTGCTCTGGCAAAGCCACCCTCGCCGAAGGACAAGCCTGCTTCGGCTCGCCCTCGGCTTGGAAGACTTGCGCAGTAAAGTAGCAAACAAAAAGCCCCTCGCCGTTGCTGGCTGAGGGGCTTTTGCTTTTCACTTCGGCGACTCTGCGGCGCGCAGATCCAGCTCAAGGGAAGCGAGTAGGTTCCAGATCATCTGGGCCTTGTGCAGGCACCCGGTACCGCCAGTGGCGTCATCAACGGTGTTCCCTTTCCCGAGGGATAGCATGTGTCTGCCGAAGGCGTCCATGTAGCGGGCACTGCCATCCTCGACCGACATCCACCCGTCGGGTGTGTACTTGGCCGCCCCGACAGTAGTCACTGCCGCGACCTCTGCAAGCGCACGGCTGAAACCCGACACCATGAGCCAAACGCGCTGCTTACCGGCGTCGAGCTTGGCGCCCGGTGCGTTGGGTGCGAGTCCGTTCGGGTCGGCTTCCGCAGCTGGTGGGCTGTTCTGGGTGTTGCGCATCGCGTCTTCCGCCTGTTTTTCCATCATAAGCTCCTGCTCCCGCAGCGCGCTTATGTGTCCTCTGACCAACGCCGAGATCGTCTCCGTTAGGTATATCTCTCCTTTGCTCCCATCTATCAACGTCACGCCAGCTATCTGGCGTAGGGTGCGCCGTATTGTCTCAAACGCAGTGACCCCTCCGAGAGCCCTATGGTCGAGCTGTACGAGCCCTCCGAACAACTCGATAGCGGTCTCGCGACGACGACGGGTATCTATCAGTGGGGCAACGGTGGGTAGAAGATCCTCGATCTTGCGGATCACCACTGCTGGGTCTGCCATATTACTGTTCACTCGTTTTCTCCTTCATGGCGTCGATCAGCAACTGCTGCACTGACGCCTTGGTTTTAAGTCTGGCCAGAACCAGTTCGTCCACGGTCTTGCGAGCCACGATGCGATGCACCGTCACAGGGCGGTTGTGGCCCGCTTGGGCCTGTCGTGTCGGCCCTATTCGTTCAATGATCTGCTCGTGATGCTCTAGGTTCCACCACAGTCCGAAGAAGACGATGGCGCATCCACCGTCTTGGAGGTTGAGTCCGTGTCCGGCAGACTCAGGATGAGCGAAAAGCACAGGCACGGCTCCGGCGTTCCACTGGCGTATCGTGTCAGGGTCGCGGTCAAGCGCCCGACCGTGAGGGAACGCCGCCAAGAGTCTTTCCAGGTCTGACTTGAAGTGGTAGGCCACCAAGACAGGTGCTCCGGCAGACTCTTCAACCACCGACCGAAGAGCTTCAACCTTTGCATCGTGTATCTCCCTCCATTGTTGGCTCCCGGCCTCACCGGTGTATGCGGCTCCGTTGGCCACCTGCAAGCACTTCATGCTGAGGGTGGCCGCGTTGACAACCTCGACCTCTGCACCACATGCGAGGGTCATAAACATGTCGCGCTCAAGGTCTTTGTAAAGCTTGCGCGCTGCCGGGGGTAGATCAACGTAGATCGTGTTCTCGATCAGTGGTGGCATGTCGAGGTAGTCTGAGGCCTTCACCGTGACCGTCACGTCCGATAGCGCCTGCTCGATCTTCGCCTGCGACCCCTCGTTGAGTCGCACCTCACCGCCGAACTGCTGCCCCGGCCTGCGGTAGGTGTGGAAGTAACGCCCCTCGAAGGCGGAGAACGTCCGCCCGAGGCGCTGACCGGCGTCGATGAACCAGTTCTGCCCCCACACATCAAGCAAACCGTTCGGTGCGGGCGTGCCGGTGAGGTTGACCCACCGCTCGATCGTACCGGCGTGGGCCACCTTACCGAGCGCACGCGAGCGAAGCCCGCCTTGACGCAGGCGGAAGTTCTTCAGCCGAGTGGCCTCATCCGCCACCACGATGGAGAACGGCCAGTCCATGCCCGCCAGCACGAGGAAGTCCATGAGCCAAGGCAGGTTCTCGTAGTTCATTGTCACAACCCGCGCAGGGCCTTGGATGGCCTCCCCTCGGCGCCTCGGATCTCCGATGGCCGCCTGGACGCTCAAGTCCTGCAAGTGTGACCACTTGCGTTGCTCGTCAGGCCATGTTGACTGCGCCACCCGCAACGGAGCCAGCACAAGCGTTCGCCCTGGGTGCCCAAGGCCGTTGTGCAGGACATCGATCGCTGTGAGTGTTGCCACTGTCTTCCCGGTGCCCATCCCTGCCCAGACGTTGACCCGTGGGGTGTCGATGATCGTGTCGATGATGGCGCGTTGGTAGTCGCGCGGTTTGAAGTCAAGCACTTGGCTCCTCCTGCGGCCTGCGCTTTGGCAGAGGAACCCACCCCTCCCACTTGGAGCGCCCGTTGTAGGTGCCAAGCACCGCCACGCCACCCAGGTTCAAAAGCAGCACCTTCGGCCCAACAGGGCAGGTGCTCATTGGTCGCCAGTAGTAGTTGGGGTCAACCACGGCGCTGCCGGTAGAGTCGGGTTTGTGGTTTGACGAGCTTGCAGAGTACGAGACCGGCGAAGCCGTGTCTTGGTTGTTGCGCCCAACGCCAGTTTGTCCTGTCGATAGCCAAGCCATTTAGTGTCTCCCGTCAGATTTTGGATTTGTTCCGTCGGGTGCAGGGCCTTGAATGTCGGCCACAGGCCCCCGCCATTCGTACTTGCCGTAGGGGGCTGACAGCCATCCGTCTGGCAGTGGTGTCCACCACGTTCCGTTGAAACCTCTGTATTCGACATGATCGCCCGATTCGTCCGACCACCGCACCTGATACCAACCCACCTCCGTGGGGTCTGTGTCGCGCGGTTGGAAGACCGTCAGCTCCGAAGCACGGCGTCGGTGCACGACGCATCGCTCCGCGACCACTGCAAGGGCGGCCAAGATGAACGGGACGGCTGCGCATCCGGCCACGAGAAACAACGTCGTTGCGGCGCTCATACCGGCCACCCGTACCGCTTGGGTGCAGCCAGTGCCTGCTCCGTGCCTGCCATGACACCTGCAAGGGCAAAGACACTGGCTACTCTTGGAAGGCCGTCGGTGAAGTGGTTGGAGTGCGGTATGTCACGCGCTGCGGCATACACCTTGGGTTTAGACGTCGGCTTCTTTCGGGACTCTGCAACGGCACGCGGTCTAGGATGGGGGAGGTCTTTGATGAACCGCACCGTCGGGACGACCCGCCCGGTGGGGATTGTCGTCGTGCCGTGGTGCTCGACGCATCCGAGTTGGATCAGTCTGGCGAGTGTGGCGCGCATGCGCGCCCGGTCTTCGGGCAGGAACGGGATGCCCATCAGGTCGTGCAAGTCCATGGCAGAGAGCAGGACGCCAGACGCACCGGCTTTTTGCAAGATCTCCAGCACGATGTGGCTTTCGACCGGCTTGTGGCGCTTCACGATATTCTTTCGTTGGTAGTGAGACATTGCTGTCCTCCTTCTTACCTTTGGTTAAATGAGCCCTGCGATGAGCGCGTCGGCGACATCTAGGGTGTCCACGACCTCGACCGTTTGGCCGAGGGCTCGCATGCGGGTGTGCATGCGTTGTTGGTCTGCACGCGGCTTCTCGCCCGGCGCCTTGACCTCCACCCACACACAGGGGCGGTCAGGGAACATGACAAGCCGGTCGGGGCAGGCTCGGCGCCCGATGAACTGCACTTTGAACGCTTCACCGCCTGCCTTCTCGACCTCCTTCACGAGGTAGGCCTCAATGACCTTCTCTTTGACCCGCCTATCGATGCGGGGTGTCTTCGCATCCCGCACTGGCGCGTTGTCAGCCATCTCGCTGGCGACGGCTTCCTTGGGTACACGTTTGGCGCGAGGCTTTCGGGTGCCCCACATCGGTATGCCTGCGGTGAGGATGTCACCGAGCCCGTTGTAATCAAGACGCAGCACAGCGTCCTTCCTTGGTCTAGCCATAGACGTACCTCCAAGCCAGTTTGGCCGAGATTCGGATAGGGAGATACCCCCGGTAAAAACGGAACATGCGCAGGAGACGTAGTAGGTTCACAGCTTGCCCCCCGTCGCTTTGGTCACAAGACGTTTGACTCTCTTGAGGTCGAACAGCCCTGTGGGCTCTGCCTCGGCAACAAGTTCGTCGATGGCCTCAGCCATCTCTTGTAGGGTGCGCTTGGTCTTGTCTAGGTCGTCCTCTAGCTGATCCACGTCCGTGTCGGTGTGGCGGTCCCCAACCTTGGACTGTAGCTCCTCGACCTCGGTCTGCGCGTCCTCAAGGTCGTCAAGAACGGCGCGCTGGCGTTCAGGGCTGAGTGTCTCGCCATTGAGCCGCCAGTGCTCCCGGTGAGTCATGTTCGATGCTTCCGTTGTCATCTCTATCCCTTTCGATACCTCGTTGTTTCAGAAACAGTCTCCTGACTGCATAGCTTCTGCATCGGATATGTTGTGCTTGTACTGGTTGGGCAACCTACCAGCTCTTGTGCTGGGCTTCCAGTTGTTCTGGCGGTATGCATAGGTGCCTTCCATCTTTCTCAGCGTACCCTCTTGTCTTGCGGAGCAGAAACCCTGCCTCTCCACATTCGTAGCGAAGATGGCATACCCGAAGCCGAACGTCTTCACCCTTCTTATCAGCTCGGACTGTTTGGCGGAGAACATTTATCACCCCTTTCGATACCTCGTTGTTTCAAAGCCAGCCGCAGCCAGCGGGCAACCTTCGGCCCACTTGGGGGCCGTGGCCATCATCTTGCCGAGAGCCTCCGCCGTGTAGGCTGGGTCGTCAGGGCACTCCGTCAGAATTTCATCGTGGACGGTCAGCACGATCTTGTACCCGGCGTCCTCGACAGGTTGCATGCTGCTTGCGAGAACATCACGAGCCCAGGCCTGCACGATGTTCTCCACAAGCTTCCCACCGTAGGTCTTCAGTCGTTCCCACTTGCGGGTGTACTGGTTGACGCCGAAGTAGGTGATCTGCCCATCGTCTACCGCAGGCTTCAGGTAGCACAGTTGGCGGCCCGAGGGGAGCCGGATACGGAGCCAACCACCCGTCCGTCGCGTCGCCACCTGTCGGCAGTTGAAAGTGGTGTCAGGGCTGTCGATGGCCTGCCTAACGGTAGCTCCGACGTCTTTCCAGAACGATGCCGTCGCCGGGTGAGCGGCGCGCCACGCGGCTTTGAGGATTTCACACGCCACGTAGGTGTCCTTCGGCAGGCCGAGCGTTCGGTCGTTCTTGGCCGCCCATTCGTGAACGCGGAGGGCGTCGGCGTAGGCTGTCTGGTCAACCGTGGCGAGCACAGCCTTGGCGAGCACCGTCAAGTCCATCCGGTACACCGCTGCGAAGGTCAGGAACGCCGCCACGCCTCCCTCGTACCCTAGGCCAAGTTCCTGCACCTTGCCGATCTGGCGCATGCTGGAGTCAACGGTGTCGGGGGCCACACCGAAGCTGCGGGCATAGGCCAGCTTGTACAGATCGTGGCCTCTGCCTTGGTCGAAGTCGGCGAAGGCTTTGATCTTCCAGTCCTCACCAGCCAGCCACGCCAGCCCCCGGCCTTCGATGTTGGATAGATCGGCGATAACCAGCTTCTTGCCTGGTGGCGCGACGATGCACCCCCGCACGGTGTTGGCCGTGAGCTGCATCACGTTCGGGAAGACCATCGATGCGCACCCCACCTTGAGCGCCGCGATGCCGGTGTCGATCTCCGGCTGCTTCATATCTGGACGGGGCATGTTCTGCGGCTGGAACGTCCGGCCAGCCCACCGCTGGGTGCGCAGTGCACCAGCGAACTGGAGGGTGTTACGCATCCGACCGTCTTGTGACGCGCAGTTGACAACGGCCTTGTACTTCGCGGTGGATGTCTTCGTGGCCTCCAGCCGGATGCTGATGAGCGTCTTCACCGCCTCGGGCAGGTTCGGGTCTTCCAACCTGCGGCGCAACGTGTCAGCGGCCATGTCCGGCAGGGTGACACCGTGCTCTTTGAGGACGTAGGCCAAGAGTTCATCCCGCTTGCTGGCGCTGGACACCTCGCCGTTGGTGGCGGTGTGGATCTCTTCCTTCAGTCGTGCTGTCTCTTCCTTGACGGCCTCGATGGCGGAGTTGGCCAGCTCAAGATCGACCGCGAAGCCTCGGTCGTTGATTGTCTGGTCAAGATGCCACAGCACCAGCTCGGAAGACCCGGCCTCGAAGTTCCACTTGGGAAGTTTCTTGTCGATGGTCCGCATGGCGATGATGTCCTGCCGGGAGTATTCTAGGAAGTCCTGCCATTCATCCGGGTGCGAGGTGGCGTCGTTGAAATAGAGCGCCCCTTGCTTGTCCTTCTTCGGTAGGCAGAACAGCCGGATCAAGTCCTTGCCGCGCTTGTCCTTGGCTTGGTCCTCACCAAGGCCGAAGATGGTCGATAGCTTGTCAAGCCCTCCGGGGAGGGAGTGAGACATGGCCTTGACCATCGTGTCGCTCCACCGCGCGGTGGGGACGTCGAGCCCCCAGCAGTGGCGCAACAATGCCCGGTCGAACATGCTGTTGTGTGCCACGACGGTGACGGTGGGGTCGTCCAGCGCAGCGGCCAACTCCGGTCTGTAGTACCGCTCGGTTGTCATGTCCTGCACCACCGGCTCGCCGTCGTCGATAGCCCACTGGGCGACGATGATGCGGGTGCTTTGGTGCTCTGCGTACCTGTGGGTTCCGTGCGCCTTCAGGTCGCACTCGCTGCGTGTTTCGCAGTCAAACCAAAGCGTTGTCACATTCAATCTCCGGGGGTTTTAGGTTGATGGGGTTGCCATGGTCAGACATCGCCACAATCGTTTTTACGCACCGCGTGGCGTGCTAGGTCTCAGTCGTGACTGGTTTGTTTTAGGGGTCTACTGAAACCGATGGGTGACCGTACCCGGCAGGCAGGCCGGGTGAAAGGAGAGCGGTGCCCCTAATTGTTGGGGTGATGGTGGCCGGTGCTGATCTCCGGCTTACCTCTCAGGGTGGTCATAGTGCAAGCTTGCCCGAGGTGCAGTCGCCAACCCGACGTATGTCACCAGGCCCTGTCGCGCATCAGCCTGCGCATTCACCATCACGACTGCGGGTCGGCAAGGTTGCGACCCTTACTATTCCGTCAACAAGACGGCTACCGGCCCGCATGCGTGATGGTCCCCGTCTTTCCGGGGTGTCAGGTGTGCCTTCTACCTACAGCTTCCGCGCGTTATCGAGTGCACACCGGGTTGTCGTCAAGCCCATGCAGCGGGGTCTTCGCCGCCGCTGTCGGCGATGTCGTCGAAGTCGTCGGCTCGGGCTGGAGCTGCACCGAAGGCGTCACCATCGGCTGCGAACTGGATACCGGTGAGGGAGCAGAACACGCCGTCGCCGAAACGGTCGTCAGCGTAGAGACTGATCTTGGCGTTCACGTAGCAACCCGAGTAGATCGGGCTCTTCGCTTCTTCCGTGATCGGGCCGAGCTTCGGATTCTTGCCGTACACCGTGGGTTTGGTGGCCTCGGCCTCTGTGGCGCCGCCACGACAGTTTGCGGAGAGCACTTGATTGCCCTCGAAGCCGTCGTACTTCGACTTCAGGTCGCCGTCGGTGAGGGCGATCTTGTTCTTTGCCCGTGCTGCCTTGAGTCGTGCGGCGGCCTTCTCACCCCACTTGGCCAAGGCGGCTGCCTCGATGGCTGCCTTGACCTGCGGCAGTTGGGGATGATCAGGGGTGATGATCAGCGTTGCACCGCAACGGAAGTTGCCGGTGCCGTTGAACTGGGTGGCCTTAAACAGGTTGGGGAACGCCACGCGGACGTTATCGAGACGGAATTCAGTTGCTGACATGGTGGTTGCTTTCAAAGAGTGGAGAACTGATCGGCCAGCGGCGTTACCTGCATCGCTGGTCGTTTGTCGGAGATGGGAGCCATGGCAGGCTTCCCCTCGGCGCGGGTCACAAGTGCTTCGATAGCCTTCTTTTGACGGGGGCCGACTGCGGCTGTCTCAAGCAGCTCAGCGGCCTTGGTGGGGGAGATGAGTGTCCGTTCGTAGATGTCGTCCTTCTTCAGGGCAGTGCGTTTCAGCAGGTTCTCAGCCTCGACAGGATCGGACCACTTGCGGTGGCCTGCCCGACCGGCCACAAGCTTGTAACCTGGCACCTCCGCACCAGCCAACAGGCGACTGGTGCCTTCAGCACGACAAGCGTTGAGCCAGTTCTCGATCAGGTCGGCTAGGCCGATGATCTTCGCCAGTCGCTCAGCGGAGGTCAGCGGGATGGCTTCCTTGCTGGGCGTGAGGTTGTCGAAGTCGTCGGCCGTCACCGCTGGCGTGTTGTCAGGAAACACGGCGTCCAGCGACAGGCCCACCAGCCGGGGGCACACCGCCTTGGCTCGGCAGAACCGGCACTGCTTCTCTCCGGGGTGCACGTAGGTTTCAAGCCACTGGACGGTCTGGTGCTCGGCCTGCACAGCAGGGTCGAACATGTTGGCTGCCTCTGCTTCGACATCGGCGGCAGCCTTGGCACGAGACAACCATTCTTCCAGCTGCGCCACCGTCATGACCGCTTCGGACGGGTGTTGCGACAGGCGTGGCTGGTGGATCACAAGCCGCACTGTCGAGGCTTCGAGCCCCATCTCTGCCAGCTCAAGCAGCTTGCCCCCGGCGTAGAGCATCATCTGCTCGTTGCCTTCGGCTGCTACCTCAACCCCTCGGCCTGTCTTCAGGTCGTGAACCTGAAGCTCACCGTCGGGCATGAAGGCGGTGTAGTCCGCCGTACCCCACGCCTTGTCCTCGTCAACATCGAGCCAGAACGCATAATTGGTCCGCGTCTCGGCCTGCGCCCACACCGCGCCCTCTGTCATGGTGAGCACGTTGGTGACGTAGGCGCCGACAACAGCCGACATTTCCTCGTCCACGACGATGTTGTGGCCATCTTGGAGGATCACGTCGCCGTTTTGCGTGACGTGATCTCGGTTGTCCGACAGGATCTCATCGGCGATCTGGTGCGCCACGGTGCCCCATGCAGCATGGACGCTTGTCTTGTCCTTGCGCCCAGCTTCCATACTTTTCTTGCCGGGGCAGAGCATCAGCGCAGCGAAGGAGCTGGCGCTGTAGTAGCTGTGCCCGGTGTCAGTTGCTGGCAGCATCTTTGACCTCCGCCTGGGCTGCAAGCACCAGTTCAAGCGCCTTGGCGATGGCCTCCTGGTTGCCCTTCATGTCAAGGAAGGTATTGAAGCCCATGCCCTTGGCGATGGGGAGGGCCTTTGTCTTGTCCATCCCGTGCAGGGCAACCACGGCCTTCTGGAGATCCAGATAGGTCGGTGGTGCAGGTGCAGGTGCAGGTGCAGGTGCAGGTGCAGGTGCAGGTGCAGGTGCAGGTGCAGGTGCAGGTGCAGGTGCAGGTGCAGGAGCTTCCGCAGCGGCCATCTCTGCCCGCACCTCTGGGTTGGTCTCGCGGCACGCTGTGCCAGCGCAGCCAGCGACACCGACCTTGGCGTCGTCTGGTAGCAGCCGCAGCGCCTCGATGGTGGCGGCGATGGTGTTGAAATTCAGGGTGATGGTGATCACAGACTACTCTCCGTGGTGGGGGTTGCGAAGGGGTTGGCGCGCTGCTCAATAGAGTGCGCCTTGCGGTAGAAGATCGCGGCGGGTTGGGGGGTGTAAACGTCCTGAGACGTCGCTGTCGTCCACGTATCGCCGGTTTTGAAAAACAGCTCGCTCCGTCTGGCAAGCCTAAGCTGTTCTTGTGGGTCGTGGACGGGCAATAGAACCGTCCGGTGTTTTGTCAGTTTCACGTTTTCTCCGTTGTTGTGCCTCGCCCAGCGCCAGCGGCCAGACCAAGCAGTGCGGTCTTGTAGTCGCGCCAAAAACGCAAGGCCTTGTGACCATCCATCTCGACGATTTCATCATCGTCGAACTGCTCCCATTCGCTGATCGCATGTAGCTGACAACCAATCTGCATGTGCATATCTAGGATAGTCACTCCCCATGTAAGGCCTGACACCTGTATCGGCACCCGATTGATGACGATTTCATCGGTCCAATTGGCCCCTCTCAGGTAGGCCCCTCTCAGGTTGGCCTCGCTCAGGTTGGCCTCGCTCAGGTTGGCCCCTCTCAGGTTGGCCTCGCTCAGGTTGGCCTCGCTCAGGTTGGCCCCTCTCAGGTTGGCCCCTCTCAGGTTGGCCTCGCTCAGGTTGGCCTCGCTCAGGTTGGCCCCGCTCAGGTCGGCCTCGCTCAGGTCGGCGCCTCTCAGGATGCCCTCGCT